GCTATTGCGTTACCGATCATTAGGCAACCGCACCCACGATAACCCAGTTATTGGCAGAAATTTTTAAACAGGCCGCGCTCTTATATTGGGCTAAGGTCGGCGAAGCACTAACGGCCCCTGCACTAGCAATAGTTGTAGTGCCCGGTGTAACGGCAGAAATTGTGCATAGTCCAGCGCCAATACTTACTACGGTTAGAACGGTGCCATTTGGATATGCAACGCTAGCATCGGTAGGAATGTTAAAAGCTATTGCAGTTGCCTTATTCATAACTATCAAGCTTTGATATGAGTCCGTCAATACTGCGGTATAGTCGGCAGTTTTTGTGCTTGGATCAAACTGCACAAGCGAATTCATGTCGGCGGCACTAAGCACGTCGCCAGTGGAATAAGGAAAGCCTGTAATTCCCATTTGTTTCTCCTATCAATAAGCCAAAACGGATAGGCGGTTAGGGTCGCCTATTACTCCGTAGATGGTCGAGTCTAGAATAAACGAACCTACGATAGGTTCGCTAGTAGTGATTATCACATTCCAAGTGTCGGTGGTAATTTCATGATCTACGCCCATTACTTGCAGGGTTTTAGTTATCGTCGAATAGCCGCTACCCGTAGATTGGGCTTCGTTAGTTATCTGGACCGTGTGGAAATAATCCAAGCTAAGGCCAGCCAAGATGCCATCGTTATAGTCCGGCGTTGATAAATCTAAAGTGATGCTATCGATGCGGATACTTGTGAAAGCTCTAGCCGCGACATAGTTACGGGCGATATTAAGGGCATCGGCATCGGTTTTAGCCAGCACATTTTGTTGGGTAAGGGTGTGAGGAAAATAGGTATTGATGGAATCGGCATCATAAACCGATTGAACGGTGCCGCCTATATTTTGAATAGAAGCTTCATTAATAATTAATTTATCATCCAGGGCGAAAGTAATGCCTTTATAGTCAATAGCCGTTCCATTATTATTGAAAATGGTTGGATTTTGCCCAGATAAGGCCATGAGTTCCCGGCGGCTTCTAAATATCGCCGAGCCTTGCGTGGACATGTAAAAGGCCCCTTGCTCGGTGAATTCGACCATTTGCAGGGCTTGTAGGGCCGTTCTGTTAGTAGCCGGGTCATCCTGGCAAATCGTTTCATAACCGCCAGTAGTTACAAGGCGCATGGAATTAGGCCAAGAAATAGTGTCCAAAATCTTATTAATCCGGGTTCCTGTATCTTGATTATCAGCCGCCCCGGTAACGCCAGCGATATTGGCAAGGTTAAATAATCGGAAAGCATCGGCGCACTCAATATCTACATAACCTAATACCTGATCGCCTTTAGGGTAGGAATAGTTGTAAGCCTGGGTATATCCGCTAAATAGCCAGTATTCGATGCCTTCATAGATTGCGCTGACTTGAACCTTACGCAAGGGCAGAAGCTTCCCAAATAGTGGACTTAAATTATTTTGTGGGTTCCAAGTTCCGTCGGGGTCTAATACTCGAACGGTGGCAGTAGATAATTCAAAATTATCCTGGATTAAGTTAAAGCCGCCCCTAGTGCTTATCTTGGTTACTTGGGCCGATACATCAATAATGTCTGCCGGGTTATCTGCCAAAACGTTTGTGCCTAAAATACCGTGTTCAATAGAGTCCAGGGTAAATGGATATCCAAAAACGGGTCCGTCGGTAAAATTTACCGTTACTTTTATTTGCGGTAAATATGCCATTTATAAACCGCCAGGGTATTTATTTATTCTGCTAGTGCCGACGACCACGCCAGAAGCGGTGGTGTTTTGTTGGCCAGAAGTAACTACGGTAGTCAAATCTTTAGGATCAAGTAATACGTTAACCACGTAGTTCCTAATAGCGGTGTCTAACTGGCTACCTGTATTTTTTCCAGCGATAAAGTTTTCTAAATAACTTGGCGCTTTACCACCAAGGCCGCCTTCAATAATTGCATCCGTAGTTTGTTTAGTAGTTTTTGGTAGCGCTACTTCTGGGCTTCCTAGTTTGGCCAGTTCCGCTTGTAGTGTCCTTACATTATTTAAAACGGTTTGTAGTCCAGAATCCCATGATCCAAATGGGTTATTTTTTGTAGCCAGTAGCGCGGCTTCGTTGGCGGCCAATACTGTTTGGGCTAACTTTCCGGCCAGCGTAGAATTCTCATTTAGTAAAGCTTGTTGGAGTAGAAGCCTATCTTTTTCGGCTTGGCTTATGTCATTAGTCAACGCCGCCAGGATTTGTGCTTGGTCGATGTCCATAACCTTTGCCGCAGTGGCTAATACCAACGCCGCTTTATCAGCCTTTAATTTATCTGCCGCTGACTTGGCGGCCGCTTTAACCAAATCTGCCTTTTTCTTTTCTTCTGCCGCTATCTTTTTTGCTAACGCCAAGGCTTTCTTATCTTGGGCTAATTTGGCATAACCAATTTGGGCTGGCTCTGGCGATGCACCCATGAAGCTTGCAGTTTTTAGTCGCTTATCTTTTCCTAAATTAGCAATTAAGTTTATGCCGGATATGGATTTACTGACATCTAACAATTCCGCAAAAAAGCCACCGCCCGGTAAAGCTTTTAATTTGGCGCTAATTACTCCTATGCCACCAACAATATCTGCCACATATTGCGCCGAGTCGCGCATGGAGTTAGCGAACTCTGTAGCCGAGCCATCTTTACCTACTACATCGGAAAACGCATCTACGAACCCTTTACCAATAATCTCCTGAACATCTGTCAATGCCGCTTTAAGTATTCGCATTTTTCCAGCGTAAGTATCTGCCGCGGCTAAAGCCGAGCCGCCGAAGTTTTTATTTAATTTATCTTGGATAGCGTTAAAGTCGCCAGCGGCTATTTCGGCTTTAGATATGCCAGCGCCTAATCTTGATACTGCGGTGTAGTTGCCTAGGTAGGCCCGGCTAAGGGCAGTAGATACGGTCGAAAGCGACCTGCCGGTTGCCTGGCTAACATCTAACGCAGTGTTTAATAAATCTTGGGCCTTGGTGTAATCGCCCGTGGCCACCGCTAAGGATTGAAATGCCGGGCGAAGCTGATCGTCTAAAACTCCGGTTGTATCTTGTAAGCCTTGAATGTAACTAGATAAAACGCCAGAATCAAAATAGACCCCTAAGTTTGTAAGGGTTTTTTCTAATTGCTTGGCCGCCGCATCGTCGGCTAAAAATGCTTTTACTGATCTACGGCTGAATTCTTCAATAGCCGCAACGCTAACTACCCGGGCAATACTTTTAGCTAATTTATCAAATGACGTTTCGGCTTGCTTTACGCTTTTAGTTCCGGTGAACTGCGTAATAATGTCAATAAAAACCTTAGAAGTATTCGATGCCATTACGCCGCCTTATTATTCTGCCAGCCGCCAGCCATAACGGCCTTTGTAAAGCGCTCTGTGGTGCTATCTATGGCCGCTAACACTGCCTTTGTAGCCTTCTGGTTATCTTCATACCAAGCCCGGTAAATCAAACGACCGCGCATTTTGTTATCGCCCTTTAATGGAGAATTAGTATTAAGGGCCAGGTTAAAGTGATAGCCAGCGTTTGGGTTACTAGATTTAGATCGTTCCGAACCGCCAAAATTTAAACGCCCTGCCGTTTCATAAATCGAACCTGCCCGGGACTCATTGAGAATTTTGTAAAGCGCCGTAAAACCTTTTGAGTTAGGCCGTGATTTACGCAGTGAATACTTAATGCCCGAGCGCACTTCGCTTGCATTATATTTAGGAAACTGCCCTACTCTAAAAGCCGAGTTTCCGGCGCTAATAGCTTTGCCACGGCCGCTAAAAGTCCAGCCAGATAGGCCGGGAATTCTAGGCGTAGCGTAGGACCTAGCAGTTTTAACTACTGGCTTTAGAACATTACGCACGTTCTTAGTCAGCTCTTTATCTAATTCCGGTGCCAATTTGCGCATGCCTTTACGGACTTCTATGAAGCCTTTAACCCTTACTGGCACGTCGCACCGCCTTCGCTCTGTCGCTTAAAACCATAAGCATTGCATCGATCATTCTGCGATCTAATGCAAGTAGTTCATTTGGCGCAATTCCGGTTTCCACTGCCAGGGCGGCAATTAGATAAGTTACGGAATTACGCTCTATTCGTTTGGGGCTTCGTCGTCTACTATCTCTACTTTTTCTAATGTATCTACGAACTCGGCGCCGAAAGTTTTAATGGTGCCCCATTCTGGATTTCGGCGGCAAGCTTCCCAAGCAAGCCAAAAAATATCCGTTTGTTTAGCTTCGGTGGTAAAGGCCTTTGAAAAGCCCATACCCTTCCACAATTCAAACGCATATTCGATACTCGGCGTAATCTTCTGATCTACTACCTTGCCATCGATTTTAGTTATTTTTATCCTTGCCATTTTGCACCCTTTTCTTTAGTTAGTTATTACCAGGTTCCACTGGTTGTTTGAACGATTGTGCTATTGCAAGTAAAGGACAAGCTGCTAGAACTCATTTCGCCAGCCGCACCTGCGATAGGTGTTAGGTTGTTAATGAGAATAGAAACTGTATATAGCGGATTTGTAGCGCTAATAGTCGTTCCTGGTCCTGGCACAAGCTTTGCGGTTACTGTTGTATAAATAGCGCTTTGAAGTGTTGCGCATACGTTTGCCGCCGCGAAGTCGTTTAGAAATTCCAAATCCAAAGTTCCAGTTTGGAGCCCGGCCACGTATTTCCGACTAGAATCTCCTAGACTAGTTATTTCCAATTCGTCTGCGGATTGCGTTAATGTGGCGCTTGTAACGTGATCTGTAATATCTACTGCACCGATTTTAACGGATGCGGCGTTTAGGAATACGGCCATTTAGTTTTCCTCTTCTTTCTGGGCTGGTTGGGATTTAGGGGTTTCTGTTACTTGGCCTATCTTCTTTAGGAAAGCCAAATTTTCTGCGGTTGTATCTGACATTTTTTAACTCCATTCAGTTACGATTGATACGGATAACTCTGCGCTTAACATCTGGCCCTGCTCTAGTCCAAGCACCACTGGCGCTGACATATTGCTTACCCGATAGTTAAGATTTGAATCTGCTAATTTATTTACTACTGCCACCAT